AGAAGAGCATTCCCTTTTGGGGACCATGACGATTATGTTGATAGCATGACACAAGCATTAATGCGCTATCGTCAAGGTTACTACGTTGAGTTGAAAGACGATTTCATGGATGAGGAAACAGAAAACGTTCGTAGGAGGACATACTATTAATGGTAGAAGACGCTAACACTAGATATCTAAGAATGCTGGAAAGCACGCGTAGTTTACGTAATCCAGATTTAATTAAAGACTTTTCACAATCCAATGAAGATTACGTTGTAGATAGTGCAAATCCTAATAATTTAGAAGAACAGTTTATTCCCGATAATGAAGGATGGGGAACTGCAGCTGATCCTGAGGCCATAAAACAAGGAGTTAATGAATTACAAGGTGGAAACTATGGCATAGTAGGAGATACAGTAGCAACAGGATATAATACAGCTAAAACTTTATCTGATGTATTTCTTCAAGCTTTGCCAGCAGCAGAAACTATTTTAAATCCATTTGGTGAGTATAGTGGTCCTTATGACTATTTTAAAAACCTAGGAACTACAACTTTAGAGAGTAACAATTTTAAAAAGATAGCTAAAAATCAATTAAACAATCCAGAATTACAAAGTTATTTAGAAGGGTATAAGAAAGACTATGTTTTAAATGAACAAGTAGTAATTGATCATTTAAATAATAAATTAGGATTAAATATTACCAGTGTAAACCAAGCTGATGATCCTGGATCATTATATTCAAAATACAAAGGAAACGCAGAAGTATCAAACGCTGTTAAAGGCGAACTTAAATTTTTAGAAGATAATTATTTAACCCAAAATGATTGGTATGAAGACGATGACTTCTATTACGTAAAAAATTTTAAAGAAATAGACATGGCACCTAATGTTGCGTGGACCAGGCATGGTGATTTACAGTTACCTAATTACGGAGTCTTTAAAATAGATAATGACGGCCAAGCATCAATGATGCGTCACTCAGCAACTAATCTAAAAGAATCATGGAATCCAATTACAAGTTTTCTTGGAGAACAAGGTTTTGGAAGTAAGCCGGAACATGAATACGGAATTGAATTGTACGGGGACCCAGGAGCACAATCTTTGGGTTTTGGTTTAGGTACAATTGCTTCATTCTTCACACCTCAAGGTGCGAGGACCGCGGTTAGTAGTGCAATGTCAGCACCAAGCATGTGGAATAAAGCAAAGTCAACTGCAAAGTTACCATGGCAAGCAGCAAAAACAGTAGCTCCTAAAAATATAAATCAAGCTGCTGCGTATTCTGGTATTGCAGGAATTCCTGTAGCTGGTTACTTTGACGTCCTTGGTGAGTAATGGTCCTTGGCGTAATAAAAGGTGGTCAAGGTATTGCAAAAGGAATTGCCTCGCTTTCAAAAGTAAGAAAAAAACCAGAATTTCATACTGTATTAACTGCAGATCAAATGGATTTATCTAATTGGTTAAAACAAGAAAAATTAAAAAAATATACTTATCCACTTTCATCGCAGCCTTATAAGGCCCCTATTCAAGAAACTAAACCAGCGGTGTTTAATAGACCTTCTGCTGATACTACAAAAACTGGTGATATAAATTGGGGTAAAGTATTAGGTGAAAATAAACCTTTAACAAACGAAAAAATTAAAAATTACACTAATAATGAATTAAAACAAATATATAAATTAAATCCAGATAAGTATCCTGAAGACCGTGCTCCGTTTACAGCACTTACTCATCAAGCACGTGGCTTATTTCAAAAAGACCCACAAAACTTTTTTGCAAATTTAATAAATAGAGATAAAAAATTAATTAGTAATTTAGATCAAGCAAAAGAGGAGTATACTCCTGGTCTAAAAGAATTGTATGAGACTAAAGATAGACTTACATCTAAAGGCTCTAAGACTAGAGAAAAATTAGTATCAATTGCAAGAAAATTTTTTCCTAATGCATCCGAAAAATACATAAATCAAAGCTTATTAGATTTTTCTCATGTATTTGGATTTGACGCAACAGGGGGAGTAACACGACAAAGTAAATTTTTAAACATTGGTGGATCACCAGATGTTATGTATCTTTCACCTTCTTATGCTAATAGAGTTATACAATTTCGAATAGAAAAACAAATAACAGAATTAGTAAAGGCCAATCAAATTAAACCAAATAGTAAATTAAACAAATCAATTGATAGATTACAAAAGTTATTAGAAAAAATAAAAGCTGTTAGTTATATAACTACAAAAAACACAAAAGGAAAAATTGCTGCAGGTAGATTTGGATATAAAGGAAAAATAACTAAAGGTAAATACGAAGTTCCTAGATTTACAGACGACGAATATGAAGAATTGTTTGAATATCTTTTAGAAGCACAACCAAATATGCAAAACATATTATCAAGAAAATCACCTTATAAAGGTGTATTATATAAAGATGGTGGCTTGATTGATGTAGATTTAGATGATACAAGCACTACTATGGAAGACTTACCATTATTAGATCCTCAGGAAAGTATTGAAAGACAAAAGTTTAATGTAGGTGGATTCGCTGCTTTATTTGGAACGATGTCTAAAGTACCGAAGGCCGTGGCCCGGGTTGGTGATATGATTAAATCAACAGGCAAGGCAGAAAAAGCAACAGACGTTGCTGTAGCACAAGCAGTTGAAGATAAACCAGCAATGTTTCTTTCTACAGTTGACGCAATTGAAAATATGCCTGAAACAAGTTTACCGGCACAACAGTGGCTTGGAACAATTAAAAATAAACCTGGGGTGTCAGCAACAGAACTTGATGAGTTTGGTTTAGAAGCATTACTAAATAATATTGCAAAAGCAGATCCAAAAAGAAAGTTATCGAAGACCGAGCTCCTTGAAACTTATAATAAAGAGATGCCAAAAATTGATATGGATATTGCGATGGCAGCACCCGTGGAACGTGGCGCAAAAGATCTAGTTGATATGTTAACAAGGGTACGTGAAAAAAGAGGCTATGGCGGTTCAGATGAGGCTTTAAATGTAACGTCTAATGATCCACGCCTATTAACAGCATTACATCAACCTCCCCAAGATGCAACAGGAATGAAAGTTCGTGAACATCTTTTAAATGTAATGCGAGGTCAAAGTATGGATGACGTAAATTTATTAAGCGTTAGATATGGGGGAAGTAATGTTGATCTTAACACTGGTTCAAAATTTAAACCAATGTGGGAAAATAGTTTTCCTGCAATGTATCACGGCGCTAATGATATTATAAAAAAAGAACATATTAATGTATTAAAAAATTTAGTACCTCAAGAAGATATAGTAAAATTAGCAACAGCTAAAAACATACCAGAAGAACAAGCATTTAATCAGTTATACCAAGCATTGAATATTTTTGATAGAAATGTAATGACAGCTGATGTTCCAATTCCTTTTTGGACTAAAAAGTTATTATACCGTTTAGGTGATATGAGTGAAGGTAGAGGATTCTTTTTTAAAAGTAAAAAATCACCGTCACATGATGGTGCACAATTTGTTCCAGGTGGATCTGGATACGGCGAATTAAAGTTTTATTTTAACTTTGATGAGGGCGCTGTAAGAGCTTCAGAAAAAAAATACCATTCAGGACACTTTAGTGGAGAATATTTTGGAGAAGGAAATGCTGCTACAGCTAACGCACCCTTTGGATGGGGTCGATTTAGTGAAAGAATTGATGAAAATGGTCGAAAAATATTACTTATGGAGGAAATACAGTCTGATTTACATCAAAATGTTGCTCAAAAAGGGTATAAGTACGCACCAAGGCTTGATAAAAGCAATGTTTTAGCCGAAATGAGTGATTTTGCGGCACAATTAGACAAAAAAAGACAAACTCTGGAGTCAACACGTCTTAGAAAAGACCAAATTTTACAATTACCACGTGCAGAACGTGAATTACCGGAAAATGTAGCGGAATTAAAAAATATTGAACGCGCTATGAAGAAATTAGTGACTGATGTTAAAAAGTTACAGAAAAAAGTGGAAGAACAAACGACAGCTACAGGTACAAGTGGTCAAATTCACCCAGACGCGCCATTTAAAAAGTCTGAAAACTACGCAAAAGTGTTTTTACAAGGATTAATGAAGATGGCAGCAGATAAAGGTTATGATGGAATAGGATTATCTACTGGAAAGATGAAAAAAGCACATGGTGGAATACCTAAAGGTGGAGATAAGTTTTATGATGAGATAGGAGTAAAAGCGATGAAAAGAATTGCTAAAAAGAGTGGATTTAAATTTTCTGATACAACAATAGTTGACGGGAAAGGATTTACATGGGAAAAGATTCCATTAATTGAAATGCGTGATGTAAACACAGGACAACGTATTCCTGGTCAATCAACTATCCCAGTTTATAGTAAAGGTGGATTTGTTAAACAAAATATGGTAAGAGGATCAAATGGCTATTAAATCAAGAATGCCTTCTGCTGGTTCAATAGAAAAAGCAATTGAAGCATTAACAGACGGCTTAGAAATTGCAGGTGGTAATGGTGTTGAAGTTGAAAAAACAGTAGATTTTGAACCAGACCCATCAATAAATGAATTAGAAGATGGTAGTGTAGAAGTAAGCACAGATGGAAGCCCATTACAACCACAATTAGACCAAGCTAATATTCCCTTTAATGCAAACTTAGCAGATTATATTTCTGAAGAAGATTTAAGAAAATTATCTGATTCATGTGTTGCTTCATACGAATCAGACAAAGAATCACGAAAAGATTGGGAAGATACTTATATTAAAGGTTTAGACATGCTTGGATTTAAGTATGAAGACAGAACTCAACCTTTTGAAGGTGCAAGTGGTGTTATTCATCCTTTACTAGCAGAATCAGTTACACAATTTCAAGCACAAGCATATAAAGAATTATTACCTCCAGCTGGACCTGTTAATACAGAAATAGTTGGTGAAATTACTCCTGATGTTGAAGAACAAGCTAAAAGAGTAAAAGATTACATGAATTACATGATTACGCATGTAATGAAAGAATATGATCCAGATATGGACCAATTATTATTTTATTTACCACTTTCAGGGTCAGCATTTAAGAAAACATATTATGATGGAACATTAATGCGTCCTGTATCTAAATTTGTGTCAGGAGAAGATTGTGTGATTAATTATGGTGCGTCTTCTTTAGAAGATGCTAACAGAATTACTCACGTTACAAAAGTCGATGCAAACAGTTTACGTAAACAACAAGTAAATGGTTTTTATAGAGATATTCCAATTGTATCAGGAAGTGTATCTACAACTAATGAAGTAAAAGAAAAAGTTGATGAACTAGAAGGAGTTTCAAAAGAAATTCCAGAAGGAGATGATTATCACACTTTATTAGAAATGCATGTAGATATGGATGTACCAGGATTTGAAGATCCGCAAGGTATTAAACTTCCTTATATAATTACTATTGATCAATACAGTAGTGAGGTTTTATCTATTCGTAGAAACTGGAGCGAACAAGATCCAGCTAAAGGAAGAATAGATTATTTTACTCATTACAAATTCCTCCCAGGATTAGGCTTCTATGGATTTGGTCTAATCCACATGCTAGGTGGATTGTCAAGAACTGCAACAAGTGTTTTGCGGCAGTTAATTGATGCAGGTACTCTTGCCAATCTTCCAGCAGGATTTAAAGCTAGAGGAATGCGTATACGTGATCATGATCAACCTTTACAACCAGGTGAGTTTAGAGATGTTGATGTCACAGGACAATCAATAAAAGAATCATTATTACCATTACCTTATAGAGAACCTTCGCAAACTTTATTTGCATTATTAGGTTTCTGCGTGGATGCAGGTAAATCTTTCGCAGCAATAGCTGATATGAAAATGGGTGAAGGTAATGAACAGAATCCAGTTGGTACTACGCTTGCATTATTAGAGCGTGGAACTAAAGTGATGAGTGCGATACATAAAAGATTACACTACGCTCAAGGAGTAGAGTTTAATTTACTTGCAAAATGTATTCAATTGTATCTTCCACCTGAATATCCTTACATGGTTAAAGGTGGGAATAGAACAATTAAAGCAAATGATTTTGATGATCGTGTTGATATACTTCCTATATCTAATCCTAATATATTTTCAATGTCACAAAGAGTTATGTTGGCACAACAGCAATTACAAATGGCAATTGCTAATCCAGCATTACATAATTTACGTGAAGCATATAGAAGAGTGTATCAAGCATTAGATGTTGATAATATAGATGCATTATTAAAACCGGATCCAGGCACACCTCCACCAAAAAGCCCTGCTATAGAAAATTCAGAAGCTATGCGTGGAACTGAACCAAAAGCTTTTCCAAAACAAAATCATAAAGCACATGTAGAAGCACATGCTGAATTTATGTTTACAAGACCTGTTCAAATTAATCCTCAATTATATGCAATGATGGAAGGACATATTTTATCACATATTGCTATTCTTGCGGCGGAACAAGTTGAAAAAGAAATGTTACCGGAAACACAAAAGTTAGAACAACAGATTCAACAGTTAAATGCGCAGGCACAACAAAATCCTGCATTACAACAACAAGTTGCACAACAAATTCAACAAATGCAAGAGATGTTTGCAGTTCAAAAAGAAGCAGAAATTTCTGTTGTAGAAGCAAAATTAATTAAAGATATGGCTGCTGAAGAACAACAACGAAGTGGTTTAGAAGATCAAGATCCATTAGTTAAATTAAAACAACAAGAAATTGATCTTAAAGCTGCTGAACTTATGCAAAAAACACAACAAGATGAAACAGACACGTTAATGAAGACAGCAGTTGAAGCTGAAAAGCTTGACTTAGAACGTGAAAAAATGCAAAGTACTAATGAGTTAGGGGTTATGAAAGAATCTTTCGGAATGATAAAAGATCAAGAGAAAGAAACTGTAGACGAAATTAAAGAAGACCTTATAACTTTAAGAGAGGATGCAAGAAGCAAAAGTAATGAGCGAATTGCAGTAATGAAAGAGAGAGGAAAAGCAAATGGTAAAAAGCAAAATAACAAAGATAGCTGAAGTAATGCAAAAAGCTGAAACTTTTGCCTTACAAGAGATTGATGGAAATGCAGATGACCAACTATTAGTGGCTGCAGGATTGGCTGCTGTTACCAGAAATTTATACATAAACGCGCTAGGTCCTGAAGAGGCACAAAAAGTCTTTGAAGTTATGCTAGATTCGTTTATAGTAGCGGACGAAATTATTGATGGTTCATATTCAGAGGGCTATCAAAAACCAACTATACATTAGGAGGTAAATATGAAGTTATTAACAGATCTTTGGGCACATCTCAAAGAATGGAGTGACTGGGGAATGAAAGACTGGATTAAAGCCGGTATCGTTGCCATAGTTGTCATTCTTGTGCTTCAATCAATTATATAAAACTGGGCTAGTTTTAGGAGATTAAGATGGCAATAAATTGGGCGAAAGTCAGACAAGCAATGACCCAAACACCAGACTACAATACAAGTTTAGGTGGGGGCGACGCATACTATAACAGACCGAATTATAAAGGTGACGCTTACAGAGCAAATCAATACAATAACATGCGTAATTTTGGCAATCGCCCAAATGCCGGTGGTGGTGCTGATTATATGAGCACTATTGGAAATATTAACAGACCTACTACAGCCGCAAAATCAAATCCTAACGCTTTTGCAAATGCACGAGCTTTAATGACTTCACCAGCTGCTTACGGAGACGAAGAAGAAGGTGGCATCATGGAAGTTATAAAAGAAAAAGGCGGTAATTTTTTAAATGACGCCAACACAATGGGTTCTAATTTTGCTACTCCAATGATGGCAGCAGGTAAAAGAGTTTTAGAAGGTATTGGTGGAATGTCAGAAGGCATAGGAAGAGGTATTAGATTACACAACGCATACAAAGATAAATATGGGAATAGTGATCAATACAATGCTGATAAAAAAGCTATGATGACTGGAAAAGATAGAGCTTTTTACAATAAATATATGAATCTTGCTGAATTAACATCAGATCCTGATAAAGCAAGACAATACAGAGAAACAGCTGATACAGCGTGGAGAAACCAACAAACAACAGATAGATTAGCTTTTGCTAATCAATTTGAAGGTTATGCGCCAGGTAAATACACTGGACAAGGAGAAGGTTCAAGATACACTGGTGGTTATAGAGAAGGTGATTTAGTTCCTGGATATGATAGAATGACGGAAATAATTAATCGTAATTTTATTGAAAATCCTCGCGCTACACCACAAGGTATTCAGTATGAAGATCCTGACATGTTAAACGAAATACTACCAGGTGAACCTGGAGTAGATTTAAGACAATATGCAGGCATGGAAACTGGAATTGACTATGATGCAATGGGATTAGCACCTGATCCAGAAAATGATTTATTATCTGGAGAACCAGGTTTTGGTGGATCAGATATAGTTCCAAAAATAAAACCTATTCCAGATGAGGATGCAGATTTTTATAATTATCCAGATGAAAAATATGGTGCACCATTAAGAGATATTGATATGTATGAAGGTATATATCAATCACCTTTAGCTGACACATTATATAACGAAGAATTAGTTGCAGCTTCTCCTAATCCTAGATTAAGAAATAATCCTGCTTTTATGAAACCACGTGATACAGTGGCAATTGAAAGTATAGGTGGTGGAATGAATGCTTTTGATTCTAGAAGACCAGGCCTATTTGAATATTTACCTTTTTATAGTGGTTTTGGAGATTTTAATTTTAGCCCTGAACTAGAAGAAGACGACGTAGTACTTGGCGATGGAAGTATTGTTAATAGCAGATTAGATCTATATAATTAATTATGGTTAACCCTCATCAGGATAATGGGGTACCTTGGTCACCTAAACCACCAACTACTACAGTAAGCACAGGAACACCAAATTTTGGTGGAATGGGAACTGGTGGTAATAATCAACCACCTCCTCCTAAAATTGTTGACACAAAAGTACAAGAAGAAGCTGGTGAAGGTAATTATTTAAATCAAGCATTACCAGGACAATCGGATACTGGTGGTAATGATGGCACAGTAACTTATCAAGATTTATTAAACGCACGAGAAGATGAAGCGTATCAACAATCTTTATTACAACAGCAGCAAATGCAAAATGCTAGAGATTTTGTAAATAAATATGATAGTAATTTAGCGCAATTTACAGATGCACAACTATTAGATTTACAATCTTCTGGTTTATTTAAACACGAAGCAGAAGGTATGCTTGGTGGAGTTTCAGCTTACGAACAACAAGTAAATTTATTAAAGCGTTCTATTCAAGATAAAATGGCTAGATTAAATGATCAAGGTTTTGGACCTGGAGATCCTCAATTTGATAAAGGATTAGCAAGTTTACCTGAATATCAAGCATTAGCAAAATTGTATGGAACTCCAGATAAACCTTATATTGGTGGAGAAGAGACAATGCTTGCTAATATTAAGAGTGAAGGCACAGGATATGATAAGACTGGAATATATACTCACGCTGACGTAGAAAGTAGCCCTGAATTGTCAGAAGCTTATAAAGCTTTAACAGGAGGTAATTTAACTGCAGATGAACTTAGAGCATATCTTCCTTTTATAGATTACAGAACACCCTTTAATACTGAAGGTGATGGATTTACTCCAGAACGAAATATTTTAGATGATAGAAAAGCTTGGCAACAACAATTATATTATGGGCCCAAACAATCACCACAAAAAGCTATGGAACAACAAGGATTTTTTGATACAATGGAAGATGCATATGCAGCAGATACCGCTGAAACATTAAAAAAAGGATTATACTCACAATCTTTTGTTCATCCAGGTGCAGGAGTTATGCCTTGGGGCATGGAAAAAATATGGGCGACAGGACGTGCAAAAGGTGGTATAGTAAGTTTAGTAGGAGAATAGAATGTTAAATTTATTACTTAAACCATTATTAGGGGTTGCAGGACAAGCAGTTTCTGGCTTCGTAGAAACAAAAAAAGCGAAAGCTCAATTGAAACTTACAGAAGTTAAAGCAGCAACTAAGTTAAAACAAGATCAGATTGCCGGCAAAGTGGCATGGGAAGCATCAGCCGTAGACCAAATGAAAGGATCGTGGAAAGATGAGCTAATTTTAATTTGCCTTTTAGGGCCTGCAGTTTTAGTATTTTTTCCAGGAATGACAGCACATATAGAAGCTGGGTTTGTTGCACTTCAACAACTTCCGGATTATTACAAACATTTATTATATATTGCGTGCTCAGCAAGTTTTGGAATTAAGGGAGCTAAAGGTGCAATGGGATTAATTAAGAAAAAATAATGCCCTTTAAATCAGAAAAACAAAGAAGATATTTATGGGCTAATGAGCCTGAAATAGCAAAAGATTGGACCGAAGAATACGGAAGTACACCAGTTAAGAAAAAAGTCGGTGGCGTAGTTCAAAAAATAGTAAAGCCACGTGGATTTAATTTAATGATGCCTAATAAAAGACCTATAACAAAAATATATTAATGGCTACACCAGCCTGGCAGCGTAAAGAAGGTAAAAGTAAATCAGGTGGATTAAACGCTAAAGGTCGTGCAAGCTATAAAAAAGGAAAATTAAAAGCGCCTACTAAGTCAAAAACAAGCAAGCGCCGTAAGTCTTTTTGTGCTAGAATGTCTGGTATGAAGAAAAAATTGACAAGTGCCAAAACCGCAAAAGATCCTAACTCAAGGATAAATAAATCATTGCGTAAATGGGATTGTTAATATAAAACAAAACTTTTAAGGAGAAAACTATGGTTGGAAAAATACATGCAAGAAGAGAAACTCGTAAAACACCTGGTAAAAAATTTGGAACTACTACTTATAAATCTGGTGGTAGAGTTAAGAAAAAAGTAGGTGGAATGACTCAAGGTTATAATGCTAGATTAGATGAATCTTTAGGTGCAAGAAACGGTAAAAAATCACAATCGTTAGCATCTAGAAGAAATGAATCTAAAGGCATGGAAAAAGCTATGGGTAAAGGAGCTTATTCTGGCGCTAAAACAATGGCATCTAGAGGCGGAAGAATTAAAAAATCTAAAGGCGGAACAGCTAGAAAGAAATAATTTTTATGCGTGATGAAAACGCGATTTATTTAATCTTAAAAAAGATTAGAGCGCGCAAACAAGATTTAAAAGAAGTTATAGCTGCAGGCTTGCCAACGATGGACGAATATGTTAAAGCAGTTGGTGAGCATAAAGCTTACACTATAATGGAACAGGTTCC